GAGGCTTCATCGTCGCGACCCGACAGCGCCATAACGCCGGCGTATTGAATCTGGAATAAAGCACGGCGCACGTTCTGCTCTAGTGACGGGTCCATTAGTCAAACCTCGCAGTTTTAACGCGATCGCCATCGGTTAGCGCGACAATGCCGTAAGGGTAAACCAGCACGCGCAAACCATGAGCGCGGATATCGACCAGCGGGAATAAATCCGAATCACCGGGATAGGAATAAACACCGGTGACTGGGTCAACGTCGCCGCCCATTGGGTAGGTGAAACCACCCATGCCATATACATCGTCCATCGCCTGCGCGACTGTATCAAGTGTCACCTCGCCGCGCTCATCCGATATCATTACCGCTTCCGCGAAAATGTGGGGAATGTATCCCGCCCATTCCTTGCAATGCTCTTCCGTTTCATCCACGCCACCATAATGGCCAGTGCTAATGTAATGACCCTGCGGGTCTGCTTCTAATCGGTAAAGTAATTCTCTCATTTTTTAATTCCCAAAGTGTCGCGGCAACATTACCGCCAGCCCTTTATCGCATATATGCGATGAAAAAAAAAGCCCCCTAATCGGAGGCAATGATTTCGGCGCTATTTTTATTGGACCCGTGCGGTGTAAATCCGACGACGCACTGCCGATCCGATCGATGACACAACTGGCACGCTTTGCAGTCTGTCTCAAGATACTCAGCAGGGCATCGCACAAACTGCACACCGTCACGCTTGAATTTGCGCCAGTCCGCGCCGCGCTTGTTTGCGGCCACAAGTGCTACCGTCGGAAACTTTCGCCGGTAAAGATTAACCGCTTGCTTTTCAGTGTCCGCACTTACGTTAATAGTGAACCCGCCTCGATTAGCCATATTCACCAGACCCTCATTAATGAGTGACATAGGGTAATGCGTATAAGTGAAACCCTTGCGCCCGCTATTCGCTTCGATTAATTGAAGCAATTTCGAAACGTGAATCTGATTATCACTCGATGATGGTAAATCCCCTGCGACGTTATGCCGCCATAGTTGACCATCGGGCAATGCTCGGATCTGGTCTAATAAGTCAGACCATGACCCACCGCGCTCGCCGCTGTCGACTTTATCCCAATTGAGACGGGTCCAGAATAGCGCCTCATCATAACAACCGGCGTCCCCTTTCAGCGGGCAGGAAGGCGGGCAAGTATCCCGTGAACTATTGGTCACCGGTATCGCGCCGGTTTTTGCGTTACTGCTTTTTTTAATAAACTGAAAAAACATTATAAAACCCTCTTAAACTTCACGATAACTTTCACGCTTTACCTCATAATCGAGGCAGTCGTTTTCAATTAACTCTAATAAGTAATTGATTACGTCAGCGTCTGTAACGTCTTGCGTTTCAAATTCTAGCTCGATAAACACCTTCATTTTGGTAGCTCCTCTCTTAACAAAGTAATTGCAATCGCAGATTATCGTATATTGCGGACAAAAAAAACCCCGCCGGAGCGGGGTTACACTTTGGGGGTGTTCTGTTATGCCGCCATTGCGACGCGTTGCCAATCGGAGCGAGGCAAATCTAAAACGCGCCCGCCTAGTCTCTGCCAATCGTCCACGCTGTCCGCGTCCGCTTCGTGCGCGACCGCTGTTACAGCATTGACCATAGTGGCACGAGTGACCGGCTGACCGACAAAACCGGACTGCCCAACAGTAGCGAGTAAGCCGTCGAGAACGCTCGCCGTGTCTTTTTTGGACAATGTCAAAACCTTGCCCAGCGATTCCACTGCCGCGTTCACGGAACCCGAAATAGTGTCCGAATGCGCGGCCTTCATTTTTTCGAGTACTTCATCGAACGATTCGCGACTAGCGTATGCCGCAGTCACATCCCGCAACTGCAACGCCAGTGCATGGTTGTCCGCGTCTTTTGCTTCATCGGTCAACAGTCCCCACGTGTCAGCATCACCCCGTGCGCCAGTAATGTGCGACTTGCGAGTGCGCTTTTCAGTCTGCATGCCATTAAGGCACGCCAGCGTCCAAAACATCTGATAGACGTTGACACTCCCGCAACCGGTCTCCGAATTGCTAAGGCCGATACCGTTAGCCATAACGTCACCAACTGCGGCACCTTCACCGGTCTGGGTTTCAGACTTCAAGCGAAGGTACAAGCGCTTATCTGTCACTTCACCGTTGACCACTTTCCACTGGGCTTCAGAATCCATTAGCTGAGGCAATGCGGATTGCAACAGGTGCACATTGTCAAAAGTTTTGAATTTATCCGATACAAATGCACGGGCGATGCCGACATTGTCGCCGGTGTTGAAGGTGCGGAGCATTCGCACAGCAGGCTCTTTTTGCCAAATGGCATTAATGAGCGCGTCAAATTCACCCGCGTAATCCTGTTGCAACCGTCGAGCGGTGCGGACATCAATGCTGGCCCGCTGGGCTATCTGATCAAAGGCGACCTCATTAGCGGACAAAATTTGTGTAGGCATTCCGCCCGACTGCTCAATAACCACTTGCGAGACGTTCGTACCATTACCGCGATCTCCGGTCATCAATTGGAGTTGATTGGTGGGCGCAAGAAAATCCTGCGCCCGTGCGGCTTGATCCTGAACTTTCAAAAGAAGGTTTTGAAGGGTGTTTGTCCCATTTTCAATAGTGTGCATTTTGCTTTCCTCTTAAAATTAGTCGTTTGAAGTAGCAACGCGAAATAAGTTTGCAGTAACGAGGGACAGTAATTCGAGTAAGATTTCGAAATCATTACACTCGTAATCGAGCCAGCCTTTCAACCGCTCTACATCAAAATCCGCCGAATTACCCGACACTTCGTTAAGATAACGAATAAGTTCATCGCGCTCTTCAACATCATCAAGGTTGTATCCGAACTTAGATTCACAAAGGTTTTGAATGGATACATCGCTATTCTGCATGATCTCGAGGATCTCGCTTTCATCGCCTCTAATCTCACTGCAATCCACTTCAAAGTTGTGGAACTCCACGTAGTTAATTTCTGCCATAGTATTTTCCCAAAGTTGCGCCGCACATCGCGACATCCCAGATAGTCGCATACAACGGGGGATGGATCAACTACTTTTTAAAATTTCAACAGGCATAAAAAACCCGCCGAAGCGGGTTAGTGAGTTTCTTGCTCAGGTGGCGGGTTTGATTCTAAAGCGGACCTAATAAAATCATCCTGACTTAGATCATCTAAATTTGCTGTTGTGCAATTGATCTGGATGTAAGGTCCGTTCATACACGCAAACTCAACCTCAGAACTGATGACATGGTTATTAAGACAGCCATACAAAACTGTTAACCGGTTTGAAACCATGTCAATTAACGTACAGATTTCTTCATTGCTCAATTGGTTTGCGATTGCCAGTAGCTTATCCGTATCCATTAGTGCGCCATACGAGACAGCATGGCGTCTCCCTCAGGTGTAAGTGACGCTGGCCTACCAAAAGTCGTGTCATATAGCCACACGAAATGGGATACTACATCAAACCCTCGCTCATTACACTCCTGTACCCATTGCAACGGCAGTGCATAGTCCACCGTTTGATTGCCGTACCGCTCCAATACCAGATCCTGTTTAGTCTTCATGGCTTCGCTCCTTTTTAAATATGGGATTTGTCCCATACAAGAGTGTAGGTCAAAGCTTATGGATTTGCAATGGTTTGAAAGAAGAGAGACCAGTCTATAGGTGCCGTCAATTTAAGCTCCGGTTTAGTTGCAAGCCCATCCATTCGAAGGTCCATTGCGGACTTTCCTCGATACAGCAAGATTTCAGATGCGCTACCTGTTTTAAGCTTGACGGCTATCCAACAACTGCCTCTGGAATGTTTACTGGCAAACGCTACTTGATGTGGGGATATATCGACCTTGTTTCGCTCAGTCGTTTTAAGCTCAACTAAATGCCAGTGCCCAAGATGATCTAACAAAAGAACATCGGGAACACCGTGCGTGACTCTAGATTCTAAACGTGTGGCAGACCATTTTGGCTCATGCTGTTTCATGGCCTGTTTCATTTGTTGCCAAAAACTGGATTCTCTAGGCTTCCTTGTTTTCTTCGGAACGTCCAGTAGATCGTCCATGGCTTATTTCCCCATACCGGCTTTGGTATTGACGATTGATTCGTACCTTTGGCGCGTTTTGCATCTCCTGCATTCGATTCCAAGTTTCTGGTCCAAACCATAGCTTGCCTAAAAAATTAATCAGAAACATCTCTAACCTCATCTTCCCCAAACATAATGCGTTCTTTCGCTTTTGATCTTTTATTACCTTGAGATAAATCAACATCGTGAGTCAAAGGTTGATACGTCTGCTTGATTTCCTCCAGTGCCTTCATGACCTCTTCCTTAGACATCTGATCAATCGACCCTGTTCTTATCTCACTCTTACTCACATAGATGTCACCTTGCGCTTGACCACGCCGATACTCCGCTTGCACAGCGGCAGAGTAAGCCCCTGCCTCCAAAGCTCC